TTCAAATTGCTGATACCGCTCTAAACCGTTTGAATGTTAGACGTTTATTGTTACAAGCTCGTAAATTGATTTCAGCTGTGGCTGTAAGATTGTTGTTTGAACAAAATGATGCTAAAGTTCGTCAGGCCTTCTTGGATTCTGTTAATCCTATTCTTGACGCTATCAGACGTGACCGTGGTCTTTACGATTTCCGTGTCACTGTAAGTAATTCTCCTGAAGATTTGGATAGAAACACCATGTCAGGTAAAATATACTTGAAACCAACGAAGGCTCTCGAATTCATCGATATTGAATTCTTGATTACTCCAACAGGAGCATCCTTCGAAAATATCTAAATTCAATCAAGGTGGGAGGAAACTCCCACCTTTTAGCCTTTTAATATAATATGAGTAGACTAATAACAGAGGGTTTTGATGATGTAGGGTTACCTACTCTCAAATATTATGCTTTCGATTGGGACGACAACTTGATGTTCATGCCAACAAAAATTATTGTGAAAGATGACAATGGTGAGGAGGTCGAAATGTCGACCGAAGATTTTGCAGAATATCGCAGTCGGATTGGAAAAGAACCTTTTCCCTACAAAGGAACCACTGTTGTTGGATTTGCGTCTGACCCTTTTAGAAATTTTGGAACTAAAGGAGATAAACAGTTCCTCTTGGACTCCATGAAAGCTAAACCAGGTCCTGCTTGGGCAGATTTTATCGAAGCCGTCAATAATGGTTCGATTTTTTCTATTATAACCGCAAGAGGTCACAACCCAAATACCCTAAAGGACGCGGTATTCAATATGATTGCATCCAACCATATGGGTATCAACAAAGACTTATTAATTAAGAATCTTAGAAAATTCCGAGACTTTGTGGGTGAAGACAATGTCAAACCTCAAGAAATGATTCGTCAGTATTTGGATTTATTAAGATTCTACCCTGTATCATTCAATCAAGAAGGGTCTGCACAAAGTCCTGAAGAATTAAAGGTTGACGCGATGAAAGAATTTATATCACACGTTAAATCTGAGGCACAAAAATTAGGACAAAAAGTTTATCTAAAAGATGATGTCAAAAATAGATTTGTACCAGAAATAGGTTTTTCAGATGACGATATAAGAAATGTAGAAGTTATGAAAAAGCATTTTGAAGATGAACCATCATTAAGAACTTATTCTACTGCAGGAGGAATTAAAACTAGATATTAGAGATATAATTTTTTTGAAAACAAAGTCAATACAAAAATTTTTCTCTACAAAGTATTTATATGAAAATAAACTAAAACAAAGAAACAAAAAAATATACCATGGCTGACTTATTAATGAAGATGCCGGTTCCATATGAACCAAAAAGAACCAACCGATTCATTCTGAGATTTGATTCTACTCTCGGTATTAATGAATGGTTTGTAGAATCATCAGGGCGACCTAATATCGATATTAACCCAGTGGAAATCCCTTTCCTTAACACCTCAACATTTGTTGCTGGAAGATTTAAGTGGAACTCTATAAATGTAAAATTCCGTGACCCAATCGGACCATCTGCGACCCAAGCTCTTATGGAGTGGGTTCGTTTACACGCAGAATCTGTGACAGGTCGTATGGGATACGCAGCAGGATACAAAAAAAATGTGGACCTCGAAATGTTGGACCCAACAGGAGTTGTTGTGGAAAAGTGGATTTTGGAAGGTACTATGATTACCAAGACCGCTTGGTCAGAAGTTAACTACGGAACGGACACACTCGCAACTTTGGATGCGACACTTCAGATGGACCGTTGTATTTTAGTTTATTAATTTTCTCTTTACTTTTTATTGTTGATTAACAAGTAAGGAGTGGTATATTTAACACAGGGGACTAATTCTCCTGTGTTTTTTTTTATGGATGATGCAATGAAAGTGGGTCAACAAGACTTTAGTTTACCCCATGATGTGGTGAAACTTCCCTCCCAAGGAGTTTTCTACAAATCAAAAAAGAAATCGGTAAAGGTCGGTTTCCTAACAGCGGCTGATGAAAACATAATTCTATCTTCACCCGCTGAAGATATGGTTATGAATTTGATTAGAAGTAAGGTATATGAACCGGACTTGAGACCAGATGAAATGTTGAATGGAGATATTGAAGCAATTCTTATATTCTTAAGGAACACTGCATTTGGTCCTGAATACAAGATTTCTGTGTTAGACCCCACAACCAACAAAAGGTTTTCGTCATCCATTCAGTTGGATGAATTAGATTTCAAAAAATGTGAAGTTCAACCTGATGAAGATGGTACTTTTACTACAATACTACCAAAATCAAATGTCAGTGTTAAAATAAGACCACTAACCTACAAGGAAATTACCGAGATTAATAGGATGGCAGAATCCTACCCAACAGGCAGACCGGCTCCGAAAGTAACGTGGAAACTCAACAAACAGATTGTATCTCTTAATGGAGACCCAAATCCGCAAAATATCGCAAAATTTGTCGAATCTATGCCAATTATGGATTCCAAACACATTAGGAATTTCTTGGTAGATAATGAGCCAGGATTAGAATTAACAAGAACAGTTTCAACCCCGTCAGGAGAAAAGGTAGATGTGAGCATCGCCTTCGGGGTTGAATTTTTTCGGGTTTTCTTCTGATTACGGAAAATATCAATTAGATGAATTTTTTGTCCTTGCCAAAGGACTTAATGTATCTTGGTCGGATTATTTGATAATGCCGACATACGCCCGACGATATCTCTTACAAAAAATTGCTGACATAAAAAATGGTTGATGATTCTATTTATTAGGAACATTAATTTGATATGCAAACAAATCCTCCGCCAACAGGACCCACATTAGGGGCTTTGAATCCAAACCAAATTAATAATATTAATAATGCCACTGGTACTATTAAGGATATGCAGGCGGCCATTGAGAATGCTTTCAATTCTTTGGCAACAAGGACTGAAGGATTAGAAAGACTTTATACAGAGACCAATGCAAGAATAGCAAGAACCTTTGGTACGACACAACAAGCAATTGTTGGGTTAAGACAAGAGTTGGCAATTGCCACACCAGAAATAGTTGCTTTGGGAGGAAAGGCGGAAGATGTTGCGACAATACAAGAAGAAATTGCGAAATCATTAAACACAAACGTTATCACTTTGGGTGAAACTGTTTCAGACTTATTTGCAGCAGGAAAGGCGGTAGGACTTACTGCGGCAGAATCGGGTCAAATGGTTGCTAGTTTCCAAAATGCGGGTATCCAAACAGAATTCATCAAGGACAACATGCAAGAAACTGTAGATATTGCGAGAAACGTTGGAGTGAACACAAGTGCTGTTTTCGGATTAGTGAATTCAAACTTGGAAAACATTAATAGATACGGGTTTACCAACGGAGTTCAAGGACTTTCAAGAATGGCCGCACAAGCTGCCGGTTTAAGAATCAATATGAACGAAATTTTTGGTTTTGCCGAAAGGGTATTCAACCCCGAGGGTGCAATCGAAATGGTTGCATCATTTCAAAGACTTGGAGTCGCAGCCGGTGACTTGGCTGACCCATTTAGACTGATGTATCTTGCGTCCGAAGATACGGAAGAGTTACAAAACCAAGTGGTTAAGATGACTGAGAAATTTACCTATTTCGATGAGACCACTAAAGAATTCAAAGTTTTCCCGAATGCAAAACGAGACATGAGGGAGATTGCCAAGGAAACAGGTATTGCCTACGAGGAGTTAGTTAAGATGTCAATCGGTACACAGAAACTAAACATGATAGGTAAAGATTTCAAAATTGCCGGACTTAGTGAAGAGGATAAAATGTTAGTCGCTAACTTGGCTACTTACTCTAAAGAAAAAGGGGGATTCTCAGTCAAAGTAGGAAGAGAAGAAAAATTGGTGTCAGAATTATCTCAAGAGGATATTGAAAAAATTAGTGCACAACCAGCGACTCTCGAAGATATTGCTGAAGCACAACTCACCGAAAGTGAACTTCAAACCGCTCTTTTACAAACATTAGTAGATAGAGTAGCCTCTGTTGGGGCTGGTGGACGAGCCGCTGCTGATACTCGAGAAGTTTTAAGAGCCACAATAGCCGCGGGTCGTCAAGCTGAAAGTGCGGCTCTTGGAAATCAAAGACGAGGTATTGAAGAATTTGATAAATTCTATCAGGAAACCGGAAAATCCCTTACAGATTTGATAAGTGGTGAAGGAGGGTTTACTCAAGTGAGTGAGGTGTTCAAAAGAGCTGGTGTGAATTTTGAGACAAGTCTGTCTCAGATATCTTCAGCTATCGGAAACGTCGATTATAGTGGTGTTGCAAGTAAGTATATAAGTTCCGGTAACAAAATTGCTGAGAGTGCTAGTGCCGCTTTTGACAAAATTATTGATGTAAGTCAAAAAGCATCCGCAAAAATCGAAGAATTATTTGATGTAAAATTACCAAGTGTTACAAGTGCAACATCTGTGCAACCAACGAAAGTTGAATTTGGTGACTTAACTTATACTGGTAATCTCAATATTAATCTCACAACACCAACAGGAACTTTTTCAAACCCTGCTGACATGGACAAACTAACATACGATTTATTTAACAATGAGACATATAGAAAGTCTCTACAAAGTATGATGGGTGAATTTGCCAAACAAGCAAATTATAGTACACTACCAAATTCTGCGACAGCATAAAATCAATAATATTCTATTTATAGGAATATCATAAAAGGATGCCAAGTCAGTTAACCTTTGCCGCAACAAAATTATTAAGAGATAAATTACTCTTAAGAAACCTTGTTCCCTATAACATACCAGGTGCTTTTACTCCAAGTTCTTCACCAGCATTAGGTCCCTTGGTTCAGAATGACTTTAGTGTCGTAGATTCTCCAAACTCCCTGATTGGTGCTAATCCATTTGCAAACAATCTTTATAAAAATAACGAGTTCGGTCCTGAAGGTGGTTACGAATTAGATATCGACGGATTAATTAATCAATTACAACCCGTTCTACCAAACAGAGGACCATATGGTGCATATCCACCATTTACGAATGCCATCCAAGAATACTCCACGTCTTTTCAGAAAAGACAATATATCAAAAACGAATATACCCCTGATATAGGATTCATAAGATATTATGATATTGGGGATATTATCAAAGAACAAAAAAATGCTACGTACTGGGACCCACCAAGTTTCAGACCCTCAAGTTATTCCCCGTTCGCGGTGTTGTTACAAGCCGACCCTATTGGAGACAACGGACCGGCTTCAGATGACTCGAGAGTTGCTCAGATTGCTGTAGAAAGACTTAAATATAGTTATCAACAAAGAGTCGACCAAAATGTTCGGGCTCAAACAATTGGTAGAGTAAACATTCTAAATGGATTACAAGACCCTATTAATTTATCACAAATTATTGCGGGTAGAAGACCAATTATTGACAGGGATTGGAAAATTACTTCGGGAGGTTCAAATATTATCTCCCAAGGTATGGATATTGTAGAAAGGATTGCGGGATTCACTTTTCCATTCTCCCCGATACCTGGTGATTATTTTGAACAAGATAATCTGCAAAGAGATTTTAACTCAACGCAATCATTAGGTCAAGCCTTGGGGGGTCCTGCGGCTCGAGCTTTGGGTGGTTTATTTGGTCTTTTTGGAAGTCGTCCTAAATCCCCATCACAAGTATTCTTAGATTATACAGGTTCAGGTCAACGAGCTCAGTTGAATATGAACATAGATATGAACCGTTTCAGACCACAATATAACACAGGTGGTACTGGTATTATATCTGCATTAGGAAACGCTATTAGAGCCGGTTTTGCCGACCTATCGAGTCAAGGAACCTATTATGTTGGAAGTCCTGAAAGAGAGCCGACATACCTTACTTCTCCTCCTGGTCAAATACCAAAGAATGAATTCGGTGAACAAGTATTAGCACCTGTTTATGGACCTGATATTTTAGGTAAAGATTATGAAGGTGCTGACCAAAATTTCCAATTTGGTTTGGCGGGAAGGGCGTATGAAGATGATGGAAATCTTAGTGGTGGATTTTCGTGGGTCAGTGAAAAGTGGGCACCAAATGCTGGTAGATATCAAAAACCTGGTGGAGATTATGGTGGTGATGACCCTGATTATCCTTTTATTTCAGGACAATTTGAAAATACCCAATCAATCAATTATGAGTTCAAACCAGGTTCCATTCTTGATGATACACAGAGATTAATTGATTCTGTTCCAAATACAGGTGCACGATTTGGACACGTTGGTAATGCCATAGACCAAACTTCGAAGGTTTTCTTTGATGGTTATAAAGAAATTACAAAAGGTTCACAAGTTATTCGTTATTCAGACGGACAAGCAAATGTTGGTATTGAGTATTGTCGATTATTCGCAAAGGATACTCCTTATATGACCTATAGAGACTTACAGAAATCTGAAGGTAATATTCGTAAGTTTTCATATTCGGTATTAGATTCAACATATAATTTGAATATTGTTCCGTACTCATCTAAAGATTCTACAAACATTCTAAATGCCGGAGGTTCAGGTCCAAGAAATGTAAAAAAATACATGTTCTCTATTGAAAACTTGGCATGGAGAACAGGATATAGACCTGGTTACAGAGTTCAAGATTTACCTGATTGTGAAAAAGGTCCCAATGGAGGAAGAATTATGTGGTTCCCACCGTATGATTTACAATTCTCAGAGGATACCAGACCTCAATTTAATGAAACTACCTTCCTTGGAAGGCCAGAGCCAATTTACACATACAAGAGTACATCAAGAGGTGGAACCTTGAAATGGAAAATTATTGTTGACCATCCATCAATCTTGAATCTAATTGTCAACAAAGTATTGGCAAACGAAGGTGATAGACCAAAAGTGGATTCTATTGTCAATGCCTTCTTCGCGGGTTGTAAAAAATATGATTTATACGAGTTAGCTAAAATTTATAATACAGTTCCCTTAACCGAACTTCAGGCTTGGCAAGAAGTTGTAAATAATCCAAATGTTACCCGTGAACAATATACAAGTGCGGTACAGAATGTTAGTACAGAAACGGCAGTTGCACCAACAAGTGGAGGTGCTACATCAGAGGCTCTATCGGCAGACTTTTTGAATTCGTATCAACAATATGCCTTTTATTTCGAAAATGACATACCTGGTACAAATCCAGCAACAACAACATCTACACCATATCAGGCAACATACGATACTTACGTGTCACCTACAAATAAACAACTTTATAGTACAAAGGCAGGTTCAGCCGCAACTACAGTAGACCTATTCTTTAGTGATGTTATAACTTCGAATTATGATAAAATGCAAGAGTTGGGGTCTAAAATATTTGACATTCTTCAACAAAAACAAGCATCAAAAGTTGTTATAGATTTACAAGGAAGTGCTTCTTCACCTCAAACGGAGAGTTATAACCAAAAGTTATCTGAAAGAAGAATAAGTTCTGTTACAAACTTCTTCAAAACATTTTCTTTTCCTGGAGCAAAAAGTTTGGAACCCTACATATCAGGAGGTCAATTAGTCTTTAACCCTGTTGCTAAGGGTGAAGTGACAAATGTAACACCAAAGGGTTCAGGTTCATACGAATCTGTAAATTGTAGTCAGAACCTAACAGGAAATGCTAAAATCTATTCAACCAAGGCAATGTCCTGTAGAGCGGTAATTGTTACAAAAATTACTATTGACCCAATACAACCACAACCTGAACCTCAAAATGTTGATGTAAATGCTAATTTAGCTTCCGACGGACTTAAACCACAACCAATAAAACCAGGTCAAGAAAACACAAGGAGTGCCGTACAACCTACACAGGCATTATACAAAGGAGCATCCAAGAAACTCCTGAGATATTTGTTGAGTGAATGTGATTACTTCCAAGTTCTCAAAGAAGAAAATCCGTTTATATACGATTCAATAAAAGAAAAAATCAAATATTTTCAACCAGCTTTCCATTCTATGACACCTGAAGGGTTGAATGCTCGTTTGACATTCCTTCAACAATGTATGAGACCTGGTGATACAATTCCAACGATTGGTCCGAACGGTGAAAAGTTATACAACGATGCTACAAACACGGCTTTCGGAGCTCCACCAGTATTAGTTTTAAGGGTTGGTGATTTCTACAACACGAAAATTATTCCTACAAGTTTGAATTTTTCTTACGAAAAATCATTTGACATGAACCCTGAAGGAATCGGAATGCAACCGATGATTGCCGATGTAACAATGTCATTCAACTTTGTTGGAGGGTCGGGATTGAAAAATCCTATCGATACCCTTCAAAATGCTCTATCGTTCAATTATTATGCAAACACGGAAATGTATGATGAAAGAGCGGAAGCCACAGAGGACACTTCCAAGTTAGATAAGGAAATTGTGGAGTTTCTCACAAATAATCCACCAACTGTGGGACAATCGAACGTTAACAACCAACAAAAGACCGATGGGGGTAATACAATTGGAACACAAACAATTACAGGGTCAACGTCATCAGGTTCTACGGGAACAATTGGTTATAAGACTTTTGTAGAAAATTTCATCAGTCAAACTGATGGTTATTTTACAGGCACTTTGAATTTCTTCGACAATATTCTAACAAACTACAACTATGGTATATTGTCTTTGTTAAATTCTAATGGTAGGGGAAATCCTGGGTATAACACAGGAACTGTCAGTGCCACTACGGTTAATATCTACGGTAAACCGATGAAATACCAACAGTATGTTCAAGAATCGTTTACTAAGTTATTAGCCGAACTAAATGCGGATAACTTACCAATCTTTACGAGTCCAGGATTTACGAATCCACTTATAACAAATGCTCAAAAGAGATTGTTCAAAAAGAATTATCAACAATACATTCAAACCTACCAAAGCGGATTCTTGAATGGTCTGACTCAGAATCTTACAACATTAGTGGAACTCGAACAAACATTGGTTTATAACATCGACAGAATCAATTTTGTTTTGAGTGGAGCAACTGCCAACACAACAGGATACGATGGAAAAATAAACGAAAAGAATGTTGCCCTGATTTACAGTACAACAGGAACAACTGAAACGGTTGGAGGGGCTTCTGTTAATACATTGAATCAGTTGGGTACCGATATTGGAACAATATCAAATAACTTAAATCAGTTCTTAACAGATTTGACTTCATACGAGTTATATAATCAAACAAGTTTTGACACAAAGACTTTCTTTTATACTCCACCCGCAAGTGAAAATGTTACCAATACTGAATTGAGTACTAATGTTGCTAAGTTGGAATACATGTTGATGTCAAGAGCTATGTTGGTCCCTGCAAATAAGAAAGGATTCATGGATAGTTTGGTTCTTGGTTTGGACCAAGCAACCACAAATGCTGTTAACTTCTTCTACGATGGATTAGGTAACAACGATTCGAGATTCAATAAGTGGACACGTGTTAATACCGCCAACAAAGAACTTCTAACTACTTTTAGAACAAGCACCACAGGAGTATCATACGAAGATTACAAACCAACAATCCAACCAAATCAAACAAGAATTTTGGTATTTTCTGAAGATTTATTGGCACCACAAACTAAGAAAACACAGTTACAAAATATCTACTCAGGTAAAAACGATACCGCTTTACCAACACCATACAATTTGAAACGAAAATTTAATTAATGGATTTATATTACAACAGATATCAACAATTTTTCGTTAATGGGGAACAGACCGTTGTCCCGTTCATTTCTTTGCCAAGTAAGACCACAGACCAAAGATACATTTATAGAACTGGTATTAGTAGGTTAGATAAAGTTTCCCAAGAATATTATGGAACTCCTTTTTTTGGTTGGCTAATATTACAGGCGAATCCACAATATGGGGGTTTGGAATGGAATATACCCAATAACTCTATATTGACTATCCCATACCCGCTAGTATCTTCATTACAAGACTATAAAAATGGTGTAGACCAATATTTCTTCTATTATGGCAGGTGAGAATTCGAGTTACAATGATAATATATTTGTTGATTTTGACTGTCAAAATATTGTCTTAGTAGACCCAAACAAAATACAACAGGCGGACGGTACTGTCAGAGAAAGACAAATACATCCTGAAGAATTTGTTATGTACGCCAACTTGGAAGCAAAAGTTCTTCCAAGAACAAAACTTGCTGTTGGGGCACCTATTGATGATGCGGTACAAAACGTACAACTTGCCTCCATCAACTTTTTAAGACCTGGCGGTAAAACAAGATTGGATAATTCCTACTTGGATGAAATCACAGGATTGAACGCTGTTAATGGTAAAGGAACAAATCAACCAGGTAAGGCAAACATTCAAGTAGAAAACAAACCCAACGAATTTTATATCAAACAAAATACTCTAAATTCAATGGACACAGGTCTGATGGGTATAGAATCTATTAGAGTAAAAAATACCCGAAGTGCCACACCAACAGTTGAAATGGTTTTAATTGACACCCAAGGTAGAGCTCTGTTTGAGAAAGGAGAAAATTCTGAATATGCGGCATTCTTCAATTTACCTTACCCTATGTTTTATTTGACTATGAAAGGGTACTATGGTAAGGCGATTAAATACCAACTTATTCTTACAAATTTCTCGGCAGCTTTTGAAGGTAATACGGGAAACTACAGAATTAGTTTGAAGTTTTATTCTTACAAATACACCATTTTGGCTGAGACACAAGTAGGTGCTTTGTTCGCAACTCCTTTTATGTATACATCTGACTTTAAGGTTACCGCAACGGGCGCTGAACCACCATCAGTGCAAGCCGCTCGGGCCTCGGTGGGTAATACAACAAGTCCTACTGTAAATGTCAGGACAACAAAAGGTGCTGGTTTTATCAAAAATATGTATTCGAAATACAAAGCTTTGAATTTGATATCCAAAGATTTACCTGAACTTTCTTTACCTGAATTAAGGGCTAGATTAGATGTTTTAGAAAAAAATCTGTTGGAGAGTTTCGGACAAGAAGACTTTACGCCACTCTCAAATATTCAGAGTTATTTCAAATTAATTCAAGAATTCCAAGAGGATGTATTTTCCTCAAATTCCAACTCGTGGTTTTCACAATTTATTGACCCTAACAAGACTTTCGTTTACAAAACTCGTAAAAACGACAAAGAATTTATTACCACATCATACGTTTTTAATGAAAAAACGATTGCTTCTGAACAAACTCGACAAGATGCTATTGCAACTTTAAGAAGAATTGTTAATGAATACAAAACCCAACTTAATAAAAACCCTACACTTGGTTTACAAGGTAGTTTTACTGTTGAAGGAATCACAGATACATCCGTCAGGGTTAAAAAGTTAAAAAATATATTCGTAAACGACCCATTGAAAGGTTTAGACCAAGATGGTGCGGTTATTCCTGACACGTTTAGAAAATCAATTACAATTGAAGAAATCGATTGGGCGGCGACTTATGCGGTTAGAAATAAAATTAAGG